GTAGCATCAGGATCATACCAACACGTACAAGGACAGTACAATATATCATCATCAGCACAGTCTGCTTTTATAATTGGAAACGGAACTAATAATAGTACAAGATCAAACCTAGTATTTGCATCAGGAAGCACATTCCAGGTAACGGGTTCGTTAATAGTAAAAGATATTTTACAGTTAGCAGTAAGAACGACAACACCAACACCAACAGAGGGAATGATTATAGCATCAGGATCTGCAGGAGCTAGTAAATTGTATTACTATGATGGAACAATTTGGAATGCATTATTCTAAACAAAATAAAAAATGTGGTTATATCAAAATAAAGAAATAAAAGAACTAACAGATATGCCCGAATCAACGTTCGGGTTTATCTATGAAGTAACACATATTCCAACAGGTAGAAAATACCTAGGAAGAAAACAACTTATTTCTGTTACAAGAAAAGCTTTAGGTAAAAAAGAATTAGCTTTAATAACAGATAAAAGAGCTTCAAAAAAGAAAACAGTTACAAAGGAAACAGATTGGAAAACGTATTACGGTTCCCATCCAGAAATTAAGCAACAAATAAAAGATAAAAAACATTTGGAATTTACAAGAGAAATCCTTATGTTTGTACCAACTAAAAAGCAGTTAACATATTACGAGGATAAATACTTGTATATGAAAGGGGTGATAGAACCTGACTCTATTTATTATAACGATAACATAAGTGGTCGTTTTTTTAAGAAAGATTTTTATGATAAAACTACTTAACCTATTAGTTGAAACAACCCCAGGCTTAAACTACCATTTAAAGCACAAACTCCCTTTATCTGAGAATATCTACAGGTATTCTTCTAATGCATTCTTACAACTATTCACTGAAGCAAGAACACTTCACAGAGACGGTTATTTGGACCTATGTCAAGAAGATCGAATCCTTTTAGAGGAAACAAATATAGGTGAGTATGGTATATTTGAAGGACAGCAAGTACCTTTAGACTTACCAATGGTTTATGAAGAAGTTGACACAGATCTTCCTAGAGCAGGAGAGCAAGGTGGAAACATTAGAAGAAACATGATTGTTACTGACAAACAAAACAGACAATTACGAATTGTAGATATTACAGACAATAAGATAATTCTAAAACCATCATCAGTATCAGGAGACACAATAATCTTTCCAAACGATTATGATCAGTTTGCTAAAATATTTCAATTTTGGGATTACTTTAATTTAGATAAAATAAACGAAGCAAAGTACCAAGGAGACTACGATTCTTTACAAGACGAAATTGCTAATAAGGAATTTGGAATGGACTATAACCAATTAGGTCCAAATGAAAAAGAATGGGTAAGAGATGAGATAGACAATCTTAACGAAGCAAAGCATAAAGGACAGGATGTACAATTAAACAAACCTAAAAGAGGAGGACCTAAGAAGTTCTATGTTTATGTTAAAGATCCAAAAACTAAAAACATAAAGAAAGTTAATTTTGGTGATTCAGGTAACCTTACAGTTAAACTAAATGAGCCAGGAGCAAGAGCGGCATTTGCAGCAAGACACAAGTGTGCCATGAAGAAAGATAGAACAAGTCCAGGATACTGGAGCTGTAATATCGGAAGGTATTGGAAGTCGTTAGGAGGAGCAAAAAACTTTAGCGGATATTGGTAATATTTATATAAAAAACAATAATGGAAAATTTCACAAAAATGGTATCATGTCTGTTTCATTCAAGAACACAGGTACATGTATTTCATTTACAAACTAAATCATTTTCAGAACACCAAGCATTAGGTGCATACTATGACGGTATTATTGATATAGTGGACGGATTGATTGAATCGTACCAAGGCAAGTATGGAATTTTAATGAACTATACCAACTTACCTATAAAGAATTATACGGACAATGCTCAAGTAGTTTCATACTTTATGCAATTAGCAGAAGTAGTAGACATACTAAGACAAGATGTACAAGATTCATACTTACAGAATCAAATTGATAATGTAACAGAATTGATAGAGTCAACTAAGTATAAGTTAAGATTTTTAGCATAAAGTATTGCTGATATGGATCAGGAAAGTAGACCTTATCAAGAGTTAAAACAATTTGATACTCTTCGAAGAACGTTTAAGGAGGATACACCTGAATCAGAATTAGTGTGGCATAGAGATAGGAACGACAGGCAAGTGACAATATTAGAAGAAACAGATTGGATGTTTCAATTTGAGGATGAAATACCTCAACAACTAAAAAATACAATATTTATTCCAAAAAGTACCTACCATAGGTTAATTAAAGGAACAGGGGAGTTAAACATATTAATACAAGAATTCTAATGGACGGAGGAGATGCACCTTATTATTGGATAGCAGCAGTACTCACTTTGGCATTGTACTTAATTATTGAAGAATATAAAACAAAATAAATAATGAAGAGATCGGAACTAGTACAGTTAATAAAAGAAGAACTTAATATACAGGATAACGGACCAGAAGAAGCACAGTTTGATACAGACTTAATGGCAACTGCTAACGGTATTGCAACAGCGTTAGGGTCTGAATTAAAAAATAAAAAACAACAGAACGAAGGTCAGTTAAATGAAGCAATTGTAACAACTATAATTGTAGGAGTATTAACAGGAAATGCACTTATAGGATTCATCTCTAAAATGGCTGCTAAATTAATGAAAAGACTTAACTGGAAAAAAGGAGAAGACTTTGCAGAAAAGATACACCATTGGGCACATGATAATGAGAAAGCTTTTCAAAGTCCAATTAAAAGAGTGTTAGGATTCTTTATAAAAGATCCAAATACATTAGAAACAACAACCAAAGCTATCTACGCAATTGTTATTGCAAGTATGGCAGCAGGATACGGAGCACAAGCAGTTAGTGGTTTATCAAAAGCAGACTGGTTCCAAGGAGCATTAGCTTCTTTAAAAACAGTAGCAAAAGCAGACGAAGCAATACTAAACGCATACCCAGCTATCAAAGCATTAATCTAATACATATATAATGAAAAAATCACAACTAGTAAAATTAATAAAAGAGGAACTTCAAGGGTATTCAAAATACTTAGGAAAAACCAAAGGAGGAACTTCTGATGAATTTATGCAAATTTTAACTAAAGTTGCTAAAGGAACAGATGAAGAAGAGTACGAAGGAGATGCTGAAAGAGGTCATGCGATCTTAGACAAGGCTAATCCAGATAATGTAGCTAGAATTACTAGAGGGGAAAAGCCTATGTACGAAGAAGCTTCTAATATACAAAGACTTGATATTAGCTATACTTTTCCAAACCAAAGATTCTACTCAATAAATGTAGACAATAAAAAAATATCTAACTACGAAGAAGCAAACCAAATTGTAAACAGTCTTACAGGGTTAGATCTTCCACAAAGAGCTGATTATACCGATCCAGAAGTATACAAAATTGTAGATGCTTTAAAAGCAAAAGGTATTCAAGCAGGTTCATATGAAATGGACATAACCTAGGAATAAATGATCAGTCTCTATAAAATAATAAGAGAGGTCTTAGAACCAACCCAAGAATATCAAGAACTTGTAAACGATATAGTTGATCAAGGAGGAGAATATTTAGGAGAAGGAGATTATGGAGCAGTATTTTTAGTAGGAAATAGAGTAAAAAAAGTGACTACTGATTCAGAAGAATTAGAAGATGCACAACAAATAAAAGGACAAAAGACTAAGTACTTCGTATACATATACGATGTAGAGGTTAGAAATCCAAAACTAGGAATCATTACAATGGATAATCTAGAACCTTTTACAGGGTCTGAGAAAGATGTTCCAATTGATGATATAATGGAAGAAGCAGATATGTTAGGAATATACCCAGACTTAGAAGGACCAGGAGGTTCAATTAAAATGGACAACATAATGCAAGATAGGTATTACGGTAATATAAAAGTAATAGACGTATAGTGGAAAATAATTTTGATTTAAAAAAATTCTTAGTAGAGAATAAACTAACACACAACTCTAGACTACAGGAGGAAGATTCTGAATCAGAACAAATAACAGGTTCCGATGTACAGCAAGGGTTAAATAATGGGTTAGCTATTCTTCAACAAGCAGCTGCTAACGCTAAACCTGTAGAATCAGGGAACACTTTAGATGAATCTCTTTTACTAGGAACAATTCTAACCGCTCCATCTCTAATAAAAATACTAGGGAATGCAGTAAATGGAATTTCTTATATTTTTCAAGACAAAGATGCAGATGGAACTATAGTAGGAGATGCTCTTGTAAAATGGGGAGACAATTTAAAAGAACAGTACCTAGAAGGAATAGGAGGATTACTACTAGGATTACTCCCAGAAAAATTTAAAGGTCAAGATGTAAACGATAAAACATCTTTACTATATAAAGTATCCATAGGACTATACACAGCAATGCTAGTAGGAGTAACATTTACAACAGGTACACCGCTCATAGCAGCAACCAAAGCAGCACCAGTTACAGCTACAGCATCTTATTTAGGAGCTTCAATGTCACCGGCAATAATAAAGTTAATAAAGAAATATCGTTCTATATTTACACCTGAAGAGGTAACAACACTAGCAAAAAAATTAACACCAGCATAGTAATGGAAAATACGTTTGACTTAAAAAAATTCTTAGTAGAGAATAAATTGACTAGTAATTCAAAAAACCTTCTAGAAATAGAGCAAAGACAGGTAGCAGAGAATGAACTTAGAGAATTAAAACCAATACCATACACAGGAGAACCTATACCTCCGGGAGATAACTTTAGAATGGTATACATGTATGCAGATAAACCGGAATATGAAATATTCTTTAAAACAGAACCTAGACAAGAGGATTTTGAATCTTTCATAAAAATTGCACCAAAGCCAATGAAAATAGGAGACGGGATAATGTTATTAGATAGAGAAAATAACAATATAGACTCATATAGATTAACACGAAGCACTATAGCAGCTCCCGATTTTCACGGAACAGTGTAACCTTGTAGTAAAAATAAAATAGGAATGGAAAACAATTTTGATTTAAAAAAATTCTTAGTAGAGAATAAACTAACATCCAATTCAAGACAGGAATCAACTATAGATGAGGGAATTTTATCTTGGATTAAAGACAAAGCAATAGGCTTTGCTAAACAAATAAACAAATTAACAGGAAATGCACTATCATCCCTATTTACAAAAGTATTACCAGCGGATTTAGTAAACTTTGTTAAATCACAAGCTGCAGCATATAAACCAGGCCCATCAGTAGTAAAGGAGTATAGAGTTATAGGTTATACAAACTTATTAGAAAGAAAAGATAAAGATGATGATAAGGTACAGTATGGGATAAAGTATGTAGATACGTCTGCTGATCTGTGGTTATCGCAAGAAGAGGAAGATAAATTAGATGACCAACAATATCAGGCATACTTACAAAAACTGGCAGACAATGTAATTTTTCCAATAGACTTTGAAGGAGAGATGAGAGATAAGTCTAATTTTGATTTATATAGATTTTTTAAAAGTAGAGGAATAGCAGTTACAACAGAATTGGTAACTGATGCAAAACCAACCCTACAGACAATCGAAAGAAAGATAGGAACAATGCCAGGACTATCTAGAACAATGAAAAAATTATACATATACGGAGCATATGTATTGTTCTTTGGAATGGTTGTAGCAAAAATAGGCACAATGTTACTAGAAGAGGAAAATACACAAACACTATAATTAAATAAGATATGAAAAATAATTTTGACTTAAAAAAATTCTTAGTAGAGAATAAATTAACAAGTAACTCTAGACTTCTAGAAGATTTTGACGTACTATCAGGAGGTGACTTTGATCAATACGACGCAGATTTTGACGATGCAGATGATGACCAAGGAGATGGTGTTGATGACGGAGATGATTCACAAGACCCTGATAAGTTCGATGATCAAAGAACTATTCCTGCTTGGAAAGCAGTTAAGGCTGCCTTACAGGGAGATAAAGGACGTTTATTAAGCTTTATAAGCTACACTACGGATGATAGACATGAGTCACTAAACTGGGGTTCAGTAAAAGAAGCTGGCCACTCGATAGGAGTTGCAGTGAGTATGGACGATGACTTTAAATACATTACAATTGATGTACTGTGGGATTCTCAAGATCAAAAAGCAGAACTAAACAATGTCCTTAAGACACTAGCAAAGTATAAAGATTCTTATGAAGGACAATCTTCAACTATGTATAAAATACCAGCAAGTGAAGTTAGTAAAGTAATTCAACCACTAAAAGCAGCAGCAGCACTTGCTACAGCATCCAAGGAGATTAAAGTAGGATTAAAGGTAGGGGGAAGCCCTGACGTAGGATCAAATACAGGTCCGATGGAACCAGGTCCAGCAAGTACTAAACCAGGAGGTAGTGTTAAAATAGGAGGAAAGCCATTTACAGGCCGATAATATAGTACAAAATAATTAAAGAAAGGCTTGTTTATTCAAGTCTTTTTTTGTATCTTATAATGTCAACCAGTTATGAACAAGTATGAGTAGTAATATACTATTAGGTTTTATAGAGAATGTATTAGGAAAATCCCACAAAAGGGCAAGAGAAAACTATGCATTTAATTGTCCTAAATGTAATCACCATAAACCAAAGCTAGAAGTAAATCTTCACACAGATGAAAATGGACAAAATCCATTTGAATGCTGGGTATGTGGATTCAAAGGACGTACAATAAAGTCACTACTAAAACAATTACAGGTACCTGCAGAACAAGCATACGAAATACTAAAGTA